ACCACCTCTAATGATGGCCAAAGTTGCAGAAACTATTGCCAAAGAAATATTAAATAAAATTTAAATGGATATACCAACAAACTGGTCTTTTGAGACCTCTGGTGTTGCTCAAGGTTTTGATCGTCATGTAAGAGAACAACTACCTTGGTACGACCTCGCAACAAATGCAATTCTTCATGTAGCCAGACATTACATTCCACAAGATGGTCTTGTCTACGACTTTGGTGCATCTACTGGCAATATTGGTAGAGCATTAGAACCAGTTTTAAAAAAACGTAATGCACACTTAATTGGCATTGAACCAAGCCAAGAAATGATAAAACTATACAAAGCACCCGGAGAAATTGTTTGCAGCAAAGCAGAAACTTTTATTGCAAAAGAATATGACCTTGCTGTTTTATTTTTATGTTTAATGTTTATCCCACCAGCCAAAAGATTTAATCTTATGCTAAGACTAAGGGAGAAATGTAAACCCGGAGGGGCAATCATTGTCTTTGACAAGTTAGAACCAATTGGTGGCTACGCTTCAACTGTTTTCTACCGTCTTACACTTGCTGGTAAAACCGCATCTGGAACTTCTGCTGATGAAATTATTGAAAAAGAATTATCATTGTCAGGTGTACAAAGACCAATTACAGAAGATCAACTTGCTGGCGAATTTATTAACTGGTTCAGATTTGGCGATTTCTCAGGTTACCTAATAGAAAAACCAGCATAATGGCAGCATCATTAACAACTCAAGCAGAAACAGAAATGCGTATTGCAAGATGCGCAAGAATAATTGCTAATGGAGGTAGAAGGTCTGATTGTATTCAATACGCTTCAACAAACTGGGGGGTAACTAAACGAACTGTTGATAATTATTTAAAAGAAGCAAGAATACAACTAAGGGCAGATTGGGATATAGAAAGGCCACAAATGATTGCTGATTTACTTAGTCAGTGCAGTACTTTACAGATGGAAGCAAGAAGAAATGGACAACTGAATATTGCTCTTGGTGCTATTAATACAGCAGCAAAGTTAGCTGATCTTTGTTCATGAGTATTCTTGAAACAGTTAAAAAAGGCCATGTGTTATTTGGCGATGGTCTATTTGATATACCATCTGCAAAGGCAGTCCAAGATAGAATTACCTCTAATTTATTACCGCATCAAGAAAAGTTTTGCGCAGATACAGAGCATAGAAAATTAGCACTTGTTTGTGGTTTTGGTGCTGGTAAAACATATGCACTTGTAAGTAAATCTGTATTATTAGCTTCAATGAATGTTGGTCATATTTCAGCGATCTTTGAACCTACAGCACCAATGCTTAGAGATATTCTTATGAGAACTATGAATGATTTATTAGATGAATGGCAAATACCATATACATTTAGAGCTAGTCCATTGCCAGAGTACCAACTGCAATTTAAAGAAGGAGTGCATACGATTTTGTTAAGAACAATTCTTACCTACCAAAGATTGCGTGGTCAAAACTTATGTGCTGTTGGTTTTGATGAAGCAGATACTGTTGCAAAGCGGGATGCCGAACAAGCAATGAACATGGCACTTGCTAGACTGCGCTCAGGTAATGTACAGCAGTTTTATGCAACTACTACACCAGAAGGTCATTCATGGGCGTTTGATACCTTCGAAAAAAACGCCAAAGAGGACACTAGGTTAATAAAAGCAAGAACAGCAGATAACCCTTATCTTCCAGACGGATTTATTGATTCATTACTTGAAAACTACCCACCACAGTTAATACAAGCATACTTAAACGGTAACTTCTGCAATTTAACAACCGGCCAAGTATATGACAAATTTAATCGCAATACTCATGTTTTACAGAATGACCCTTATGTAGATGATAATGAACCATTAAGGATTGGGATTGACTTTAACATTGGCAATATGAATGCAGTAATAGGTGTGGCAGTTGGTAATAAATTTATGGTTATAGATGAAATCGCTAAAAGTCACGACACAGATACCATTGCTAAAGAAATTAAAGCAAGGTACCCTTTCAACAAAATCTATGTATATCCTGATGCGTCAGGTGGAAACAGAAGTACAAATGCTTCAAAGACCGATATCCAAATATTAGAAAGTTATGGCTTTGTTAATCAATCTGCATTATCTAATCCCCCTGTGCGGGATAGAGTTAACTCTGTTCAAGGTTTATTATTAAATGGTAAAAATGAAACTAGGTTAATGATTTCTAAAAAGGCAATAAAACTCATTGAATGTTTAGAATTACAAAGTTATAACGAAAGAGGTGAACCAGACAAAGATGCAGGGTACGATCATATGAATGATGCCCTTGGTTACATTACTTGGCGATTGTTCAATCCCTTACATATGTCCGCTGGTCGCAAAACTGGTATTAGGCTTTATTAAGATTATTGTCTAAACTATAAACAAACTATGGAGTCGAAAAGTGTACTCAGGGTATAACCATTACAACAGACAAACAGCAACAAGTGGTACTGAGATAAATGACCCTAATAGTAACTGGTATCAGCAAGAACCTCATTGGATGTTGATTGAAGATTTGTTGGGTGGTACATATCAGATGAGGGCAAAACATAGAAAATATTTAATGCAAGAACCTAGAGAATTAGATGAGAGTTATGACAATAGATTAGCTCGTTCTGTTTGTCCTCCTTACTTCTTAAGATTAGAAAGAATGTTGGCTGGTATGTTAACTCGTAAACCAGTAAGGCTAAGTGATACCGCAGACAATATAAGAGAGATGTTATTTGATGTAGACTTGCAGGGAAATGATCTCAATGTCTGGACTTATGAGACTGCTCGCAAAATGATTCGTTATGGTCATATTGGAGTATTGGTAGATGCACCAGCAACTGGAAATAGTGGGAGACCATACTGGGTAACTTATACACCAAGAGATATTCTCGGTTGGCGAACAGAAATGGTAGATGGTTCTTTACAATTTACTCAATTAAGACTTCTTGAAAAGGTATCAGAACCAGATGGTCTTTATGGAGAAAAGATTATTGAGCAAGTAAGGTTACTAACTCCGGGCAATTTTGAAATACACAGAAAAGCAAAGACAGGAAAGTTTGTAAAGGTAGATGAAGGTACTATGCCTTTGGATAAAATTCCTTTTTCTGTTGCTTATTCCAACAGAGTGAATCTTTTAGAATCAAGACCACCAATGGCTGATATAGCAGAATTGAATTTAAAAGCTTATCAAATACAATCTGATCTTGATAACCAATTACATATATCAGCAGTACCAATGCTTGCTTTTTATGGCTTCCCACAAAATGCTGAAGAGGTTAGTGCTGGCCCCGGTGAGGCTATTGCATTTCCAGCAGATGGTCGGGCTGAATATATAGAACCAGATGGTAAAAGTTATGATGCTCAGTTTAGAAGATTAGACAGATTAGAAAGCCAGATAAATGAATTAGGACTTGCTGCAGTACTTGGACAAAAGTTATCAGCAGAAACAGCAGAAGCAAAACGTATTGATAGATCACAAGGCGATTCAACAATGATGGTAGTAGCCCAACAGATGCAAGATATGATTGATAACTGTCTAATGTTTCATGGCCATTACCTTAACTCAGAAGCTGGTAGTTGTTTTGTAAACAGAGACTTCCTATCACAAAGATTAGAACCACAAGAAATACAAGCACTACTTACTTTGTACACTTCTGGATCTATTACTCAAAAAACATTACTTGACCAACTTACTGAGGGCGAGGTTCTTGGAGATGAATTTGATGTTGAGGAAGAATTAGAAGCAACACAAAATGGTGGTCTTATTGAAATGGCGCAACCGAAAGAAGAAGCAGAGCCACAAGAACCAGAGGAAAGTTCAGAGCCAGAACAAGATGCTGCTTAATCAATGTCAACACCGGAAACTTTTTACAGAGAGGCGATTGACTTAAACCGCTACAGCAACCAAGTTGCACGTAGAATTATTACGAATTACAACAATGTAATTTTAGATTTAACTAATAAATTAGCAACTATTGATGAAGTAACTGCACCAGCAACAGTCGCAAGAATAAGGGCTATGTTGGTACAAATGAAAGAAAGTTTAGAAACTTGGTCTACAAGTAGTTCTGCTTTGATGATTGATGAACTACAAAGCTTGGCTGTATTTCAATCTGGTTTTATTGCTGATGAATTACAAAAAGTTTTACCAGTAGGTGCTGTTGGTGTTAATACAGTACAAGTCTCACCAGACTTTGCAAGAAGTATTGTTATGACTGATCCTACAGAAGTAAATATATTGACACTACCAAATAATTTAGAATCAACTGTTCAAAGAACATTCAACCTTACTGCTGCTAAAGGTTCTGCTATTACATTACCTAGTGGCGAAGTTGTATCAAAAGCATTTCGTGGTATTTCTACAAAGCAAACAGAACTAATATCAAGTCAGATTCGTATTGGTATTACAGAAGGCGAATCTATACCAAAGATTGCAAAAAGATTAAGAGGTCGTTTGCAATTTGGTCGAAACCAAGAGATGACTGCAAAGGCTCAAAGGTTAGCTGCTGGTGATGGAATGAAGTTAGCCAACACGCAAGTTATGACTATTGTAAGGACTTCTGTTAACCAAGTACAAAATGCGGTAAGTCAAGCTTCATATGCTTCTAATGGAAATGTTACTCAAAGGTATGAATATGTTGCAACTTTAGATGCAAGAACAAGTACCATCTGTGGAAACTTAGATGGCAGAACATTTAAATATAACGAAGGACCAGTACCACCACAGCATTTTAATTGTAGGTCTACTACTGTTCCTATAATTGATGATGATGACTTAAGACGTAAGTTTCCTGATACTAGACCAAGTGCAACTGGAAGAGTTCCGCAAAATACTAATTATGCAACGTGGTTAAAAGATAATCCTGCAATACAGGAAAAAGCATTAGGAAATAAAAAAAGATTTTTTAATTATTTAATTGACAAAAAAAGAAAGAGTCCAAGAGAGGCTCTACGATTAATTATTAAAGATGATGGTACAGAATTAAGTTTAAAAAAACTAATTGAAAAATACCCTAAGGCCTAAAAACAGTTATTATTAATTCAGTTGCTTTTAAAACTATGCCAATGGGAAAAGGAACCTATGGTTCAAAAGTAGGTAAACCGCCTAAAAAGAAAAAGAAAGTAAAAAAAGGTGGTAAAAAGTAATGGCAAAAACTTTAGCAGAAAGATTGTCTGAAGCAAAACAGGCAGCACAAACTTGTAAACCAAAGAAAAATGCCAAAGCTAAGAAAGGTTCCTAAAGATAAAAAAACAGGTATTCCAAAAAAATACTTGTCGGGTTCAAAGAACAAAGCTGCAAAGGCTGCTGAGATAAAAAGAACATCAGAGCTTTATAAAAAAGGGGCATATATTGATATAAAAGCTGTACAAAAATCAAGGGTTGCACAAGATGTCACAAAAAAGCAGAAGAAAACCACTAAGCGCCGCCGTAAAAAAAGCACTAAAAGCTAAAGCTGAAGGCACCAAATTTAAATATGGCGAACTGGCTCAAGTTTATAGAAAAGGTCAGGGTGCTTATCTTTCTGGTGGATCAAGAAATACTACAATGCAAGCTTGGTCTTTTGGTCGGGTAAATAGTTATATGAGAGGAGATAAAGCAAGAACTGTTGACATGGCAATTTACAAAAAGTACAGAAAATGAAACTTACTACAAGACAAAAAAACACACTTGCAAAGCATCAAAAAGATCATGGGCATACAAAAGCTCATATGGATTACATGAAACGCAAGATGAGAGAAGGAGTTTCGTTTACTAAGGCACATAATATGGCCATGAGGAGAACTGGTAAATGAGCATCAAGAAAGGTGGACATACCTTTGAAAAGGTAGATAAACCAATAAGAACTCCTAATCATAAAAGTGGAAAGAGTCATGCTGTTGTTATTAAAAAAGGTGAAGGATTTAGGCTTATAAGATTTGGCATGCAAGGTGCAAAAACTAAACCACCAAGAAAAGGAGAGTCAGAAGCAGATAAGGCAAAAAGAAGATCCTTTAAAGCTAGACACGCAAAAAATATTGCAAAAGGTAAGACAAGTGCCGCATATTGGGCAGATAAGGTCAAATGGTAAATTATCTGATATATTAAATAAAAAAAAGGCTACGCTTTATTTATGGCAGAAGAAAATGAAACAGTGGCTACGCCACCTGTTAACCCTAACGAACTTGAACAGCTAAAAGAATCAGTCAAGAAGTTAGAGCAAAAAAACTACGAACTGATCGGTAAATTAAAAAATCAAAAAGAAGAAAAGACAGTTCCAGAGGATTATGATGCTTTGTTAGCATTTAAACAAAAAATAGAGCAAGAAAAATTAGAGAGTGAAGGAAAGTACACAGAAGCTACACAGGCTTTAGAACAGCAGTACCGAGATCGTTCTGCTGAAGATAAAAAAAGAATAGAAACTTTAGAAGCAAGAAACAAAGAACTGGAATTAATAACACCAGCAATTCAAGCTTTATCTGAAATAACACATGATCCAGAGTTGGTCTTGAATAACTTAATACCTAAAGACCAAATACAAATAAAAGATGGTCAACCTGTTGTAGTTGATGGGTACGAACAATTACCAGTAGCAGAATATGTAAAAAATAAACTAGAGAAAGAAAAACCTTACTTGTTAAAAAATAAACCGATAAGTGGTGGAGGTGCTCCTATATCTAGACCATCTACAACAAATTTTTCTGAAGATATGATAAAACCTTTTCTTAAAGAAACAGAAAATTTAGGAGAGCAAGGTCGTATTTATAAAGTCCATGGCAAAGAAACGTGGCAAAAGTTGAGAGATATCGC